TTCGTTGAGCATGCGCCGGGTCAAGTCGGGTTCGTGGGGCGCCATGAACCACGCCGCTGGTGGAGGGAGTGGCAGACATTGAGCAGCCATTGGCCGGGTCGGTGGTATCGAGGAAGACTGACAACCGTAGATCAGCAGTGGCAAGACGGTCCCGCAGGCGAGCTTGATCACGTTGAGCATCGCTTAACTCCTGGGCGTGTTGTTGGTCGCTGGCGCTGAGTTGTTGCTCCAGGGCCAGGCGTTTGGTTTGTTCGAGTTGCTGCTGGTACAGCGCCGTCTGGAGTTGCTGGTTGAGTGCGTCAGTTTGGGAGGCTGACTGGCGTTCGAGTTGTAATCCGTAGCGCCAGGCTTGGAGTTGCCAGGTAATCGCTGCAGCACCTGCCATGGCCAGCCCCATTAGCAGCAGGCCGATCAGCTTCTGTACCCGCGTCAAAGCAACGCCCTGCGCACACCTTCGGCCAACACTGCATCGGGATAGGCATACCCTCCATTCTCATGGTGGATGATTGCCTTGACGATCCCGAGCATCACCGATGGCCTGGTCAGGTCGATCTCCGCGCCGGGATGGGTACCGCTGCTCACCTCGACGGCATGAACGTATGCCGCCGTATCGTTCTCAACATCGGGTGCCCACCGGCCGATGATCGCCTTCACCGTTCCGAGTCCATGCTTGCGCTGGTAGGTCAGCAGTAACTTGCCCATGGCGCGGATACCGTTCTCAGGCGTGTTAAATCGGGCAAACCGCTTCTCGATGGCAGGGTCAGGTTTGAGCTGGCCTTGCCATTGATTGGCTGGGTTGTAATCGATATTTCCGGGGTTTCGGTTACGTACCCCGCGGGGTTCTGTGACCGGCATTGCGTTCTCCAGGCAATAAAAAACCCGCTCAGGGCGGGTGTCGGTGGGTGGGTGAGGGTCAGGTTTCGGTGGCAGGCTCGGCGGTCACAATGTCGAGAGCGGCTTTGCGCTTCACCTGGACCTCGCCGGGGATTGGGCGCTTACGCTCGTACTTGGCGACTACCTGCCAGTCTGTCGACTGCAAGTAAGCCATGGCTTCAGCAACCTCAGCTTCCCGGGCAACATTCTCTTGCGTCTTTTTCTTTTCGAGCTTGCTAAAGTCAATCACCTTTCAATGCCTCCGTGCTGGGGAATTTAACCTTGCCACGCTTCACTGCGAGGACCAATGGTTCTACTGGACTGAGGATGCTTTGCGGACTTGACCATGAGCATGGCAGCTTAAGGCAGAAATAAATTTCCCCGTCGGCTCGCTCAACGTGATCCGTTGCAGAAAACCACGGGCTTTCTATTGCGCTAACAGGCAGCCTGTAACCTTCTGGAACTTTTGAGAAATCGAACTTCTCTCCGTTGATTTTGATGGAGTCGCCCGAGACGCTAGCCTCGATCCGTTCTTCGGTGATGAATGGGAATAACTTAATAATCATCGCTGCTTATCTCCACGTTCCAATTACAGTTATGCGCACAGCTCCGAAGCTCTGCGCCACCGCGCCGCCATTTCTGATCAGGTACGTTATTTTGTCAGGTGCGGAAAAGTATTGCGTAGAGATGCCGTAGATGTCCCACGACTGAGTTGCCTGGAATGATATATTTGCACTAGCTCTTCCGTAATCGGCTATTGAGAATGGAAGCTGTACGTCCGTAAAGGCTCCCTGATTCACACCAATAACAGCAGTGTTCGGGAGATCGCTACCCATGGCTACAAGCATGCCATTCAGATACTTCATGACGCGCCAATTACCCATCATGACCGTATCCATAAGCCCGGAGTTTATGCCGCCGACAACGGTCGCGGTTGCGTTGCGATTAGAAAACACCCGCACCCAGTCATTCCAGGCCGTTCCGCCGAGACTGTTCCGTGTGTATTGATGGTCCCCAAAGTAAAGAAGCTGAGCTACGGTGTTGATATCCCAAGCCACAATCTGTAATAGCCCGCCGTTTAGTCCGCTAGGAAAGGTGCCGGTTGTTGCGCCAGTGAGGCGATAGAAGGCGCTTCCCCCTGGCCCTTGCCCGGAGATCAGATCGGGCGAGCGCAGATTATCAATATTCCCATTGTAGGGCGGCCCACCAGGACCAAAGCCATAGTCTCCGGACTCGATAACTTTCTTCCATTGAAACCATGTAGCGTCCTGCTTGGTACGTACATACATAACACCGACGAATGCCCCGTTATATACCTGGACTGCCACCTGGGTAGCTCTGTTTCCAGCCAGGCCGGTCGTGGTGATGTTCCACCATACATCCGCAGACGGGACGCCAAGCACGGGCCAGTTATTTGCGGCAGCATTGCTATCAATACCGTTATAGGACCAATTCGTCCCGGCCGGCTGGTTATTGGCGTTACCCGTTGAGCCTTTCTGCTGCGAGTCGTTGGCAAGGCCGGCGTTTAGTAAGGTGGTATTCGTAATACGACCATCGTACAACTCCGCCGTCATTGCGTTGATCTTAACCATTGCACTGCGGGGGGTATCACCCCCGACACCGGTAGGGCGTGTTCCCAGATCGATCTCTTGTCGTGCCATTTGACTCTCCATAATCGGGCAATAAAAAACCCGCCCGAAGGCGGGGCTCAGGAAGGGTTGGTAAGCTCAGGATGGACGTTGTGGGCGGTGCTCGGGGGCGGGATAACCTTCGGTACCCTCGGACCACTTTCGGACCAGGGTGCGGTAGTCACGCCATTGACGGTCAGTACCGGGTTGAGCGGCGGGATCCAAGTCTTCCAGAGCAATCAGCTGATCCGCAATAAAGCCCAGTTCGGCTTCCCGCCACCCATTCTCAGCCAGCTCCAACATGACCTGCTCACGCTCATTTTTCATGGCCGCCGTGATCAGAAAACTCCAGTTGATATTAGACAATGTGCGGGCCCTCCTGAGTCGCTGGCGGATATTCAATAACCGGTAGGCTTATGATCCCGTCCTCCTCGATATCAATCACACTCAATGTTTGTCCCAAACCAGGAAAGTGAGCCTGAACAGGAACAAACAAGGCCAAGTGAAGCTGATTACCCAAGAGACCGACATCTCCAAACAACCACGGGCTGGTCGTCGCAAATACCGTATTAAGCGAGTCGCCCTCCTCCATTCTGGAGAAATCGAACTCTTCACCATTGATCTTTATTTTTTTGGCGCCTGTGCGTTCATATTGAACCGTGTCGCTGCGAGACTGAGCGACGAAGTTAATCTTCATTAAAACCACCTGCCGATCATGGTCATGATGACTGATTGATTGAATGTATTTTTCGAGACAAATACGACCGCTGTAGGGGAAGCATATGCCACGATATCCCAGTCCCAATTAATGGAAGGGACAATAGAAACGGACGTTCCTGGATAACCGACAAAAGTTGTTTGTAATCCCAAAGTGACTGTATTAAGCGCCGTATAACCCGCATCATATTGGATGGTGTAGATCATCTGCCCACCGGCAAATCGAGTGAACCGGTGACCACCTGTACCACCTACCTCAATAATTGCACTGGTGCTATTAGCGGCTATGTTGCTGGTGACGGGTCCCACGACATTCTCGTTGGTGAAAATCCTGGCCCACCCGCTACCGGACGCAACCCCGTTTTGAACAGAACGGTAGTGAAGCTCGTTGTAGGAGACACCCATATGCAACTGGCTGACCCAACGGGGATCAGATCCCCAGTTGGCCTGGAGCAGCGTGCCCGCCCAGTAAGCCTCTTTGGGTATATTGGTGTGACCGTTGACGCTGTAAAGCCCACCTTTCTTGCCCATGGTATTGAGGTCATTAGTGCTCGGGGCCTCCGTCGTGCCTCCCATCCCCCAATCACCCTCGGAATGAACCTTGGTCCAGGCGCTCCAGGTACCGGCACCGTCACGCCAGCGCTGGCGGATCCCATCAGTGAACAAGTTGTAGATGAATTGTTTGACGTAAAGCCCGCCGGCCCGAATAACGTGTAAATGGCCGTAGGTAAAACCTTCCGGTCGCTCCGTGTGCTTCAAGTCATTGGTGACAAAATAGAAGCCCGGATCTACTAAGTCATTGAGGCTTATATTGGCTGGAGGGGCAATCGTGTTGTGCGTCAATCCCCAATCGCCGGGCTGCAATACTTGCCCCGGCACCGGTTTCTGATCGTTTGAAGTACCAAGGTTGGCAGCCGAACCCAACGATGAATCGCGGGCATACAATTCGGCGGTCATTGCGTTGATCTTCATATTGGCACTACGAGGTGTATCTCCCCCGAGCCCTGAAGGTAGAGCGCCGAGATTTATTTCTTGTCGTGACATATATTCTAACCTGCAAAAAATATAACCAATAGGATCTAAGTTTTCGCCCAAACAAACCAACGTGGAGAGCCTGACACACTAGTTCTTCGACCCAACAGTGTCTACAAGCCGGTCACATCGGCTACGAGCATTCGCTGCGGAGCAGTTGCATTTGGAATTTCCCAAACTCTGCTTTTAGCCCACGGATGACTCCAATTATACTTACTCATAAACTTACAGGTGAAAACGCCCGTCGCAGAAAGACAAGCAATCGCAACACTGTTGTAACTGTTATTTGAATTCCGATTCAGCACACGCACCAATCGATAATGATAATGTGCATTAGAGAATTGAAAGGCAAGCTTTCGAGCGCCCTCTACAAACTCAGTCTGATACTGGTAAGCGGAGGGTGGATCCATACCCACTATCGTCGGATGAGGATCAACAAAAACCCCCAACAACTTCAAAAATGGCTTTACCGTTGAAAATTTTAGAACGCCTTTATCACTGAAAACCTCAAGACCACTTTTCCCCGCGTCTGGCAATACCGGCCCGAATGAGTAGTACTCAAAAGAAGCCCCCACAATATCAGAAAAAATTCGCTTCCCTTGTTCAACCATACGATGGCCGCCGAGCGAGCGGTAAAAACGAAGTGTACTCCCGTCATCTGGAACGACGGCACTTCCTTGATACATCGCAAAATTAAATCCAGGACCGTTAATATTGAAGTTCTGGGTTACCAGCGTCCCCTTGCCATAGAAAACCAGATTCGGATAATCCGAGCCGGCGATTTTATAGCCTGCACTATTAAATACCTCAAACCCGTTCATTAAAAAGCCACCACTACAAGAAGTCGTGATCCGGAGAAGGCCGCAGCATTATATGCATCGTCCAGTCTCCAATTTATGGTCTGGCCACTCTTCCAAACGGTAAGGACTTGAGAGTCTCCTTGAAAATACGCAAAGTCCAGACTCTCTTCCGCAACATTCAGATACGTACTGCTTCCCGTTCCTAAATTAGGCTGAAAGACATCGACGACTCTCCCGTAACGGCCAGTACCATCCATGTAAAGTTCGCCAGTTGGGCTATAGACTTCAATTCCTGAACTCATCACCAGATACCTGCACGCAAGCAAACGTTACCATTACTATATTTTATCTGAAGCAGCTTGTTAGTAATTGTCAGGGTCCCACCACCTTCAACATTACCATTAATCTCTATGCCGCCATCCTTACTGAGTTTCCATCCTGTTTTCTTTTCCGCATTATAATTGTCCGACTGAAGATTATCTCCAATCTTCAACATATCAATAGATCCATTCTTTACAAAAGCAGATTTTATATAGGTACCATCACCTTCTACTGCAAAAGGACTTTTCCCGATCTCCCCATTAAGAATTACGAAACTATCGGCAGCGACAACAAATCGACTCTCGAATTTTCCTCCCGCACCAGCTTCCAAGCCAAGCCCAACGCCAGCGTACTTGTAACTTCCGTCAGCAGTGAGTTGCATACGCACGGACCAATTTGCAGCCAATTTCCCATTGGTTTCAGCAATAGTTGAAGCGTTGGTCTGAATACTGACCAATTGCTCTCGCACCCTGGCTTGGACAGTATCAACCGTGTCACTGATCGCCTTGTCCGCATCCGTCAACGTCTTGATCTGCTTATTAACGGCTGCTGAGTTGGCTGCGATTGTTTCACCTTGCTCCTTGAGCATCTTCCCGGTCGACGCGGACACCGTTTCAATGCTCTGGGCGAGCGCCTTGTCTGCATTGGCCAACGTCGTCAACTGCGTACTAATCGATGCAGAGTTGTCCTGGACCTTTGCATCCAACCGCGTCACTCGCTGGGCAAGCGCTTCATCACGTGATGCCGACGCGGTATCCACCGTGGTGATGCTCGCGCGATTCTGGTTGACTCTCACTTCCAGCGCATCCGTCTTCATCGCCTGGGCGATATCGCCTTCGGCAATGGCCGACATGACCGACCATGCACCTGCCAATGAGATGTCATCACCGGCGAAGGACTTTTCGTCATCCCCTGCCAACTTCGGATTGACCTGAGCATAGACCCCATCGGTCTTTTCCGAAGTACTGGTGACCTTGCCGTCCAACGTGGTGACCTGGCTTTTCAACCCAGTCAACGCGGTAGAAGTCGCCGCCAGCCCACTGACCGGATCATCCACCTTGGTCCGTACGCTGTTGAGCTGCTGAGCCTGGGCGGTGAGCTTGCCATCTACCGTTTCAATTGCAGTCCTGTTCTGCTGAACCTGCAATGCCAGGGCGTTGGTGGTCTGCACCAGCGAGCCAACGTCCAGCCAATAGACGGGATTGGGTGGCGGATTGGCCGAGGGTACTGCCTGGACGGCCTGGTAAAGATGGTTCTCCAGCCGAACAAACTCCCCGCTGGCATAGGCCTTGGCCGAGTCATACAACAGCGCGTCAGTCACCTTATCAACCAGGTCCTCAAGTTCCTTACGCGTAGTATCCAACCGCTCATTGATCGAGCCTGGCCCCGTTCCGTCGATCAGCTCAATACGGTCAAACAGATGTTTGCCCAATTGAGTCTCACCAATCTGCCCGGCAATCAAATCAAGAATCGGCGAAGCATCCGAACTGCTTTGACCGAGCACACCAGACCCCGTCGGAAACCACGGCCCAATATTCCCTGTGCGATCCACCAACCTCGTCCAGAAAAACAGCGACGCGCCGGCAGCCAACCCCATCATGGTCAAATCGGTCTGCGGGTACGCGTAGTCCCCCAGCTTGATCGCCGATGCCAGGTCGGAAGTCTTGCCGTACCAGATCTCGGTGCGCTGCAAATCCGCCGTACTGATTCCCTGCGGGATCTGCCATTTCACCTTGATCGCAAACACCAACGACTCAGTCGTCAGCGCCGCCACCGTAGGCGGCAAGGTAGTCTTGCCGTGAAGCACGGTCTCCACTGACTCGCTGTACAGCGACCCAATATCCAGCGCATTGATCGCACGAACCTTGGCCACATAACGCCCGGCATAGATCCCGGACACTTCAATCGAATTGCCCCCCGTACGACCGGCATAGACCCACTCACCGTCGTTCTTGCGCCAGTAGGCTTCGTACGCAATCGCATTGGCCGCACGCTGCCAGTCGATGGTCATGACATTGACCGCACTGCCCTGCTCGACGAAATGGTCATTGCTGACTGTGACGCCGGTCGGCGCGGCTTGCACGCTCGGTGGGATGACGGTGATCGGTGGGCTATCAATCCGCGCACCGTTGTCGATGGCAGCGAATTTGCTCGGGACGTGTTTGACGGCGCTCAGGCTGTACTTGATTTCGTTATCGGAGAAGTCCTCGGAAATCGACAACACGCGAAACTGCTGCAGCGCCAGGGTTGCCGAATCAATCGCCCAGATGGACTGGGCCGGTGGCAGTTCATCCAGGTTGGTTTCCAGCACCACGTGCTGCTCGCCTGCTTCTTCGGCACTGACGCTGGCCGATTTGATCACGCGGGAAACTGCCTTGCCGTTGGGCATCACCAGGGTGAGGGTGTCACCTGTGCTGGCTTTGACTTCGGCGTCCAGGGTCAGAGTGTCGAGCGTAGCGGCACGCAGACGACCGCCGATGCGGCGGCCGGCGCGGTCGTTGTCGGCGACGCGGATGATTTGCCCTGGACGCGCCAGGGTGCCGTCCAGGCCGACGGAGAAGGTGACGCTTTCGGTTTCCAGGCGGTTGGTCAGCAGCGCCCATTTGCCGATCCGCTGGGCCTGGGCCTGGGAGGTGCAGCCGGTGGCGCTGATTTCGGTTTGCTGGATGCCGTAGCGGGCGATGCCTTCGGCGTCGTCGACGTATTGCACCTTCTGGCGGTAGAAGTCGGTGGGGTCGTTCCAGCTGACCAGGGCCACGGTGTAGCGGGTCTTTTTCGCGGAGCCGCCGTAGACGAATTGACCACCGATCACGTTGGCGTTGGAGTAGGTGTAGACCGGGTCTTCCGGCATGTCCGCCACGGCCATTACCGATCCGGCGCCCCAATAAGACATACCACGGAAAGTGGTCGCCAGGTCCTGCAGGACCTTCAACGCATCAGCGCGCACCGACAGGTACAGGTTGCAGGTGAAGCGTGGTTCGGTGCCGCCCTTGCCGTTGGATACCGGCTGGTCGCAGTACTGGCCGATGCGGTACAGCTCCCATTTATCCACTTGCCCGGCGTTGAGCAAATGGCCGAGGCCGTAGCGTTGGTGCAGCAGCAGGTCGTAGTAGATCCAGGCCGGGTTGTCGGTCCAGGCAGATTTGAAGGTGCCGTCCCACACGCCGCTGTAGGTGCGGGTTTGCGGGTCGTAGTTGCTCGGTACCTTGATGATCCGGCCACGCAGTTCGAAGGAGCGCGCGGGAATCGACTGGAATTGGGAAGCATCAAATTGCAGGC